AAGTTGGTTTGTTAGATGTTGATGCCTCTATTATGTATTATTTTAATGAAGTTATTAAACCTACGGTTATGGAACAAGGTGAAGAAGTAAAAGTTCCTTTGATGTATGCTAATCCTGAAAGATGGGCTGCTATTCGTAAAACAGGTTTTATGAGAGATAGTAAAAGACAAATAATTACACCAGTAATTGTATTTAAAAGAACATCTATGTCTAAAAGGTCAGAGATAGCAGTTGATAAACTTGATGCAAACGAACCAAAGTTATTTTATACTTTTGAGAAAAAACATTCAGCACAAAATAGATACAATAGATTTTCAGCAGATAGAGGTTTACTACCACAAAGAGAATTATACAATGTAGCTATGCCTGATTATGTTACACTTAACTATGAGTGTATTATATTCACCGCTTACATTGAACAAATGAATAAAATTATTGAAAAAGTAAATTGGTCTGATGGTTCATATTGGGGAGAGCCAGGTAAATTAAAGTTTCAAGCAAATATAGAATCATTTGAAGATTCTACAGAGATGAGTGATGGTGAAAGATTTATTAAAACTACATTTTCATTACAATTATATGGTTATTTAGTTCCTGAAGCATTTAATGATAAAGTAAATACACAAAAATATATTACACCAAAAAAGATTGATATTATAGATGAAACAGATATGAGTGTTTCTTCACTTTTTAATCCAAATACTAAAACAGAAACACTAAGAGCATATAATTCAACAACAAAAAGAAATAGTGGATTAGCAGGTGCAACAGATTTTATTAGAGGTAAGACATATACCGTAGGTCAAGAGATACAAGATTTAGAATTTACAAACATATATGGTGGTGAAACAATGTTTGTTATGAGAAATGGTGGTGCACCAACAAGTTCTAATGATTTAAAAGCAGTTATTAATTATGAATATGGTAATATATTTTATCAGCAAAGTACACTACTTCTATCTGGTTCACAATCTTCTTCTTTGAGTGGAACAACACAATTGTATGATTTACAACTTGGTTCTCATTCATCAAGTTATTCTGTATTAACAGGAAGTTTACAAGTTTCATTAAATGGAGCAGATATGGTTTCTAATACAAATCAAATGACAAGTGGTAGTCCAGCAGATTTTTTCTTAACAGGGTCTTCCACATATGGTAAAACACATTTAGCAGTATTATCACCAAGTTCTAATTTAGCACCAGGATTTAATTTGAAACCAACTGATAGGTTAAACATAGTTTATCAGAAGACGGTGAGTTGAAGATGAGAGAATTTTTACAAGGATATAAAGGTTCAACACGTAAGTTTATGACTCCAGTAAGTGAGTCAAAATTTAATGCTGACGTAATGGAATTTAAAGATACCAATGCTAAAAGAGTTCCTTATCAAATGGCAAATAAAAAAGGTTACGCTACAAGTAATAATGATGTGATAAGTTTAGGTGATGCTAATTTTAGATATGGTGTAAAAAGAAATAATTACACGTTAAGTGATTTTTCGGAAGAATCTACTTATTATCAGTTAAATTTAGGTTTAGATTCTACAGATAAGTTAAGTAATTTTAGTATAAGTGTGAATACAGTAAAACAAGCATATAGTCCAAATGGAAATACTGAGACTTTTGAAGCAGACTTTAACTTAGTTGATAATTATAGACAAGTAAGATTATATAAAAAATACGCACAAAACAGCAAACTTTTTGGTATCGATTTAACAAGTAGTGATAGTATTCAGATTGAATATCAGTTAGGAAGAACATAATGGCATATATTGATTTAGTAAGACAAGCTCAACCAGTACAAAGAGCAAAAGAGGTATTAGTATCTACTGAAACTACACAATCAAGTGGTTTATATGAGTGGGAACAAAAGCCTATGACACCTGAATTTATAGGTACAGGTTCACTTGACTTAGCGCAAGGAAATATTTCAGCAAGTAATATATCGGTATTAGGTGGTTTATATGCATCAAGTAGTTTAGGAAGTAATTTAGCAATTACATTCCCACTTGGTTATATGAGTGGTTCAGTAAAAGTACATGGTGATTTGATAGTTGAGGGTTCATCTTCTTTTAGTAATGTTGAGACTATGGCAGTAGAAGACCCAATTATTGATATAAACTTTAGTGGTTCTACTGCTCTTACCGCTACTGATGCTGGATTAAGAGTTGGTAGAAGTGGTGGAACTAACGCACAAATACTATGGGATAATTCTGAAACAAGATGGGCTATTGATAATGCCGCTGGTAGTAATATTAATATAGTCGGACAATCCACTACAGATACATTAACAAACAAAACAATTACAGGATTAGCAACTTCCACAATGGCAAGTGCAGCTAATCTTACTTTTAGTGGTGATGGTGAGGTATTAGGATTACCAAATACACCATCAGCAAATGGTGCAGCTGCATCCAAATATTATGTAGACCAAAGAGACACATATTTAAGAAAACAATATGTGAAGAAAGCGGTATCATATACTGGTTCAGCTACTTTCGGAGATTTTGCAGGATATAAGACAGGAAGTTTTAATGCTACAACTGCATCAGCACCAACGGGAACTACAGCAACAAGTGAAAATGATTTTATATTTTTCTTAAATGGTCAATATATGGAACATGACGCTCTGACAGTAAAACAGAGTGGTAGTTTGTTCCAAGTTTTAGTAGATACTGATAGTATAGGTTACGTTTTAGAAGCTAGTGATGAAATTTTAGCATGGGGAAAATTTGACTCCTAACCACATTTCTTTTACCATTGTTTGATATTTATTAGTATGAGAAAAAGAAGTTGGCCCAATAGAAAAAACAGAAGATGTCCTGATTGTACTAGGATGATAACCTATACAAGAAAAGATGCCTTTGATAGAGCAGTTGGAAATAATAGTGTTTGTAAATCTTGTGCTCAAATGGATAGAAAACTTACAGTTGATACCATTGAGAAAATGAAACAACCAAAGACAATCCAACATAGAAAGAATATTTCTAAATCTATAACTAATTGGTGGGAACAAAAGAAAACAGAACAAAGACAGACACTTATAATGGTAAAAGACAATGGCTAAGCTATCAAGCAAACAATTAAACACTAAGCTTACGGGCTCGTATACCTTTTCGGGTTCATCCCATTCGTTTACTGGTAATATATCAGCTGATAATAATATAAGTGCATCAGCAACTTCAACTGGTTCATTTGGTTATTTAGAGGGTGCAACTTTTGGAACTACTGCTCAATCTAATATTAGTGGTTCATTTTCAGCAGCTAGTGCTTCATTCGCTACAACAACTACAGCCAACGCAGCAAGATTAGATACGGTACAACAATTTAGTGGTAGTTACGCTACTACAGGTTCTAATACTTTCATAGGTGATCAAATTCTAAGTGGTAGTGTATTCCTAACAGGTTCAAATCATGTATCAGGTACTATAAGAATTAATGCAGAGGGTGTCTACTCAAGTTCTACTGCAATTTTTACAAATAA